TAGCAGCTGGTGAAAGAGTCTTTATGGAAAAAGAACGCACTAGTCAGCTAGACGGCACTGCAGGAGCATCACCAATTTATGCTTCACCAGTAGCTTATAAAGCATAAAGGAAAGAAATATGTCACTACTCATTAAAGAACTCACAGAAGAAGTTAGTTATCTAACTGAATCCTCAGAAGACGGTAAAAAGAATTATTTTATCGAAGGTATTATCATGCAAGGCGATATCACAAATCGCAATGGTCGTAAGTACCCATCTAAAGTTCTTATGAACGAGACAAAAAGATATTCTGAAAACTATATTGAGAAGAATAGAGCATACGGAGAATTAGGGCACCCAAGTGGTCCTACAATTAATTTAGATCGTGTGTCTCATATGTTTACCGAACTACGTGAAGAAGGTTCTAACGTAGTAGGTAGAGCTAAAGTTATGTCAACCCCTATGGGTGAGATCGTTAAAAATCTTATTGACGAAAACTGTAACTTAGGCATTTCATCACGTGGTATGGGCTCTATCAAAAAGAATGATAGTGGAGTAATGGAAGTTCAAAGTGACTTCATGCTAGCCACAGCTGGTGATATTGTAGCAGATCCCTCTGCGCCAGACGCTTTTGTAAAAGGTGTCATGGAAGGTGTAGAGTGGGTGTATGATGTAGCTTCATCCTCATGGACTGCTGCTAACACATTTGACGAAATTGAAGAAGAGATTAAAGAAATTGCGAAAGTTTCTTCTCGTCATTTGGAAGAGAAGGCCTCTGTTCTTTTTGCTAAGTTTTTGGGATCCATCTCAAAATAGTAAATAATATAAATAAAGAATAGAATGTAATACTTTCATAAAAGGAGAAGTAAAATGGATAAAGAACTAGAAAAGAATCTAGATCAGGACCTAGAGCTTGATGAAGCAAAGGCTACTGGCGAAGATTCAGAAAACATGGATCCAGTTACACCTGCAGGCGGTTCACCTAAGGGTAAAAACCGTAAAGCTGATCTTAATAAAGCTGCTGACCCAAAAGCAGATAAAGTCGCTGACGATGGTCCATCAAAAGGTACTAATGACGAAGGTCTAAAAGAAGCTGTTTCATCTCTTTTTGAAGGTGAAGAGCTATCAGAAGATTTTAAAACAAAAACTATTGCTATCTTCGAAGCAGCTGTACAAGACAAAACTACAGCGGTTCGTGCAGAACTAGAAGAGAAGTTCGACGCTGACTTGGCAGAGCAGACAGAACTAGCAGTAAACGATCTAGTAGAAAAAGTTGACACTTACCTAGATTATGTAATTGAGCAATGGGTTGCTCAAAATGAAGTAGCTATTGAAAGTAACTTTAAAGTTGAAGTTGCAGAGTCGCTATTTGATGGCATCAAATCTCTTGTTACAGAACACAACCTAGAAATTGACGATGAAACAAAAGATGCTATTGCTGAGATGGAAGAAAAGCTAGAAGAGCAAAATTCAAAGTATAATGAAATGTTCGAAGCTATGTCCTCTATCAAGGAAGAAAAAGAAGCTCTAGAGCGTGACGTAGCGTTCAATTCTCTATCTGAAGGTCTAACAGACACTCAAGTAGAAAAACTACGTACACTATCAGAAGGCGTCTCTTTCGAAACAACCACTGACTTCACAAAGAAGCTTGAAGTAATCAAAGAAAGCTACTTTGCCGAAGCCACTACTCAGGTCGAAGACGAAACTGAAATGCTAGAGGAAGAAGTAGAAGAAGCCGTAAAAGCTCCTGCTGCAGATCCAACAATTGCTGCGTATGCCGATGCAATGGCTCGCATTGTCAAAACATAAGTTTTTATAAATAATCTTAGATGAAATCCAAAAAGGAGAAAACCAAATGAGAAACGAAGAACTTCTTAATAAGTGGAAGCCAATTCTAGAGCATGATGCTCTACCAGGCATCCAAGATTCTCACAAAAGCGCAGTGACTGCTACTCTACTAGAGAACACAGAAAATGCGGTTAAAGAGGGTCAGTCATACTCACCCGCTGCTCTACTAGAAGCAGCCCCAACAAACAACACAGCTAATGTTGCTAATTACGATCCAGTACTTATCTCACTAGTTCGTCGTGCGATGCCTAACCTAATCGCATATGACATTGCTGGCGTTCAGCCAATGACAGGTCCAACAGGCTTGATCTTTGCAATGCGTTCAAACTACAAAACAACACGTGGCGGAGTAACATCTGGTGACGAAGCGTTTTACGCAGAGCCAAACCCAGCATTCTCTGGTGAAGGCGCTAATGCCGGTGCCGGTACAGGTATGGGTACAGCAGCTGCTGAAGCACTAGGTGACGGCGTTGGTACTGACTTTGCAGAAATGTCATTCTCAATCGACAAAGTAACTGTCGAAGCGAAATCACGTGCGTTGAAAGCAGAGTACACAACAGAACTAGCACAAGACTTGAAAGCAATTCACGGTCTTGACGCAGAAGCAGAACTAGCTAACATGCTATCTTCTGAGCTACTAGCAGAAATCAACCGTGAGGTTGTTCGCACAGTAACTCGTACTGCGGTTCCTGGTTCACAAAGTGGTGTTGCAAACGCTGGTACTTTTGATCTAGACGTAGACGCAAATGGTCGTTGGTCAGTTGAAAAATTCAAAGGTCTAATGTTCCAAATCGAGCGTGAAGCAAATGCTATCGCAATCGCAACTCGTCGTGGTAAAGGTAACATCATCGTTTGTTCATCAGATATCGCATCTGCTCTACAAATGGCTGGTGTACTAGATTACACACCTGCTCTAAACAGCAACAACTTGAACCCAGATGATACAGGTAACACTTTCGCAGGTGTTCTAAACGGTCGCTTCCGTGTATACATCGATCCATATGCAGGCTCAAACTACCTAGTAGTTGGCTATAAAGGTTCTAGCGCATTTGATGCTGGCTTGTTCTATTGCCCATATGTACCGCTACAAATGGTACGTGCAGTTGGCGAAAACAGCTTCCAGTCAAAACTGGGCTTCAAAACTCGCTACGGCATGGTTGCTAACCCATTCGCAAAAGGTGCGACACAGTGGGTTGACGGAGACAACGATTTCGGTCTTACATCAGACGCAAACGTTTACTACCGTCGTACAGCGATTACAAACATTCTTTAATAAGAAGCCGAACACAATCGGACAAACTGGGGCGCTTTATGCGCCCCTTTTTCATGCTCATATAAATAGTATTAGAAACGCTAGAGGATGACTTATGCCAAATCTAAACATAAAGCAAAACTTTCTATCGCCCACAGGCTTTCGCTTGGTATTCTCTAGACTACCGAACATAGTTTATTTTGTACAAAGCGCAAACGTTCCTGGTATGGGATCTGGTGTCACAGAACAACCAACGCCTTTCAAAACAGTGTATAGACATGGCGATAGAATAGAGTATCAAGATTTTGTTGCTAACATACGAGTAGATGAATACGTAGCAGGTTACAAAGAAATCGTCGGATGGCTCAAGGGCTTGACTTATCCAGAAGAGTTTGAACAGCATTCAAACCTAATTGCAGGCGATGGTCTATATTCAGATGCTAGTTTGTTTCTATTAGATAGTAAACAAAACGCTGGTGTTCAAGTAAAATTCAAAGATATGTTCCCTACTAATATTGGTGATATTGCAATGAATACTACAGAATCCGATATCAACTATGTTACTTGTGATATCACTTTTAGATATGCGTCCTATACCATTGATGCAATTTAATACTTGACATATAACTCAAATAGTTATATAATGAAACACGCTTGAATTCTGACGGAGTTATATTATGAAGATTGAAGAAATATATGAGATGTGGTCTAAAGATAGTGAGATAGACCAAACAAACGTATCTGGCGAAAGTGCCAATATTCCCAAACTACACAACAAGTACTTTCGTGTTTACATGGAAGAAGGTATGAGACTTAAAAAGCTTCGTGCCAAATACAAACAATTGAAACTTCTTAAAGAACAATATTATAAAGGCGAACTAGATTCTGAGGAATTGAAAGACTATGGTTGGACACCACAGCCTCTTAAAATTCTAAGACAAGATATATCTACTTACCTCGATGCAGATAATGATATCATTGACCATTCTCTAAAGATTGGTATGCAAGAAGAAAAAGTAAACTATCTTGAAGCGATTATTAAAATGATTAGCAATCGTGGGTTCCAGCTTAAAACTATTGTTGATTGGGAGAGATTTAGAACTGGTGCTATGTAAAACCAGAAAATCATAAATAGAAGTGTAGTTCACGGGACGGCAATCCCCAACTACTCTAGAAAACAAGAAGGAGTTTCCAGCATGACTATTTATGATCCAATCGCAAACGCTTTAGGCTTAGATGCTATAGAGCGTACTATAGATAATTATGAACAATGTACGATATTAAATCCAACACTAAATAGACAAGAGGCAATAGCTAGAAATAAGGAATCACTAACTTGCGACCGCTGCGGCGTGACTGGTGGTGGACCTAATATGTTAAGATGGCATTTTGAAAATTGTAAAAGCAAAGCAAAGCAATGTAAAGAATGTGGCAAAGATATTCCAATGCAAGGCATAAAGCCTTATCTATATAATCAAAAGAAGTTTTGCAACAGAGCTTGTTATATGGAATCCAAAAAAGGAATTCCTCCTATTAAAATGACTAAAGAAGTGAGAAAGAAATTATCCGATGCCAGAAAAAGTCTACGTAGAAAAGATTGACAACGTATATGTGAAAGTACATGCAGAGCCATCAACTAAGATGGAGATGAGTGGATACTTTGAGTTTTACGTGCCTGGTTACAAGTTCATGCCAGCATATAAAAATCGGGTCTGGGATGGTAAGCTGAGATTACTCAATACAATGACTGGTCTTGTCTATGCTGGACTTCTTCCATATCTAGTAAAGTTTTGCAAAGATCGTGACTATGAAATTACAATAGACGAACAACTATATCCTGAAAAAGTATATTACGAAAACGCAGGACATGATTTAGCAAAGGAGTTTGATAGTGCGTAT